AACCTGGCCACGATTATGGCAGCGGAAATCAAGGCAGGCGAAAAGGCGGTCACAGCGGCGATGCGCGCCGCCGGGACTCAGCTTAAATCCGACTGGCGTGGGCAAATTACGCAAGCGGGGCTGGGTCGACGGCTGGGCAATTCAATCCGCAACCAGACCTATCCGAAGGTTGGTGAGAGCCTCGATGCCGCAGCGCTTGTGTGGTCAAAAGCGCCCGTGATCATTGGCGCCCACGACACCGGGCCCCTGATCCGCTCCAAGGATGGCTTTTGGCTGGCGATCCCGACAGAGGCTGCAGGCAAGGGCGCACGCGGCGGCCGAATTACCCCCGGCGAATGGGAACGACGGCGTGGGCTCAGGCTCCGGTTTGTCTATCGCAGGCGGGGACCGAGCCTGCTCGTGGCCGAGGGGCGCCTGAACAATCGCGGGCTTGGCGTCGCCTCAAGATCAAAAACCGGACGCGGAAAGGCAACAGTGCCAATCTTCCTGTTGGTGCGGCAGGTAAAACTGCGCAAACGGCTTGATCTGGCGCGGGATGCGAAGGCTGCGCAGGAGAGGATGCCAGGGGCGATTGTGGCGAAGTGGGTAGAAGGAAGGATCGGATGACTCCCCGAGAAACCATCCTCACCGCCCTGGCGGACCTGTTACGCACGGTACCGCACGTGCCGGTGTTGCGCGGCGAAGTCCTGCCAGAACGCATCCCACCTGCGGGCCTGCTGATCCTGCGCGATGGCGATCCCGGCGATCCTGCGGTGACGCTGTCGCCCCTGACCTATCATTATCAGCATCGCAGCGATCTTGAAGTCATCGTTCAGGGCGCGGACCGCGACACGGGTTTCGCTGCACTTTGCGGACAGATCGGCGCGGTGATTGCCGCCGACCGCACGCTCGGCGGACGCTGCGACTGGATCGAGGCCGAAGCACCACAACCAGTGGATTTACCTGTTGAGGGTGCGGCCAGCCTGAAGGCCGCGATCATCCCGGTCGTTCTGCATTATTCAACGTCAGACCCGCTGGTCTGACCCGGCAGCCTGACCCACCCCACAGTTTGAGGAGAACACAATGGCACGAGCTCAAGGGGCGCGGGCGCAGATGGCGCTTGCGTTCGAATCCATCTACGGCACCTCGCCCGCGACCGGCTACGTCAAGATACCCTTCGCCAGCGCGACGCTTGGCGCAGAGCAACCGCTACTCGACTCGGAACTTTTGGGCTACGGGCGCGATCCGCTCGCGCCGATTAAAGACGCACTTACGGCCGACGGCAACGTGGTGGTTCCCATCGATGCGCGCGCGTTCGGCTATTGGCTGAAGGCCACCTTCGGCGATCCGATCACCACGGGCGCTGAGGCGCCGTACAGCCACGAATTCCGCTCGGGCAACTGGACGCTGCCAAGCCTCTCGATCGAGATCGCTATGCCGGAGATCCCGCGCTTTGCGATCTATGCGGGCTGCGTGGCCGATCAGCTGTCGTGGCAGATGACGCGCTCGGGGCTTTTGACGGCCTCGGTGTCCATGGTCGCGCAGGGAGAAACCTTGGCGACCAGCACCAATGTTGGAACGCCAGCAGAGATCGCGCTGCAGCGCTTTGGCCATTTCAACGGCGCCATCAAGCGCGAGGGCGTGGCACTGGGTAACGTGGTCTCGACCCAGATCACCTACGCCAATAATCTCGACCGCATCGAGACGATCCGCGCCGACGGCATGATCGATGGCGCGGATCCTTCGCTGGCAGCACTTTCGGGCAGCATGGAGGTGCGCTTTGCCGATAACACGCTGATGGATCAGGCGATCAATGGCGCGGATTGTGAACTGGAGTTCTCTTACCTGCTGCCCACCGGCGAGAGCCTCACGGTCACAGCCCATTCGGTCTATCTGCCGCGCCCACGCGTGGAGATCGGCGGGCCGCAAGGCGTGCAGGCCACTTTTGATTGGCAAGCGGCCAAGGACGCAGTGGTGGGCCGGATGTGCACGATCACGCTCGTCAACGATGTGGAGGCGTATTGATCATGCTTAAACTTGATCTGTCAAAAAAGCCGCGCTGGCTTGAGCTGTCGCCCGGGGTGCGCGTGCAGCTGCTGCCGCTGACCACGGCACTGATGGTGTCCACCCGTGGCGATCTGAGCGTTGAGACCCTGCCCGAGGAGGCCAGCAACGAAGACCGCGCGCTGGTCTTTGCCAAGGCGCTGGGGCGGCGGGCGGTGATTGCCTGGGAAGGTGTGGGCGACGCAGACGGCGAAGTGCTGGGCCTCACGCCCGAGGGTGTTGACGCTCTGCTCGATGTCTATCCGATCTTTGAAGCGTTCCAGACAGGTTATGTCGCCAAGGCACTGGTGTTGGAACAGGAAAAAAACGTCTCCGCGCCCTTGCCGACTGGCACTTCAGCGGGGGCGATCGGTACTGCGAGGCTTGCGAAGCCCTCGAGGCCTGCAAAGTCCCGTGCCCGGACTGTCCGGCAAAAGTAAATCGCCCCCAGACTTTTGAAGGTGTGCAGATCTGGGACCTGGTCGGGCGGTTGGGCGGCCAGCTGCGCGCGACACGGCAAATCATCCTCGGCTGGGACATGGGTGCGGCCCTCGCCATGGCGCGTGCCCTTGGCATCAACGGCCTCGTGGCGATGGAACTGCTGCCCGAGATCGAGGCGGTGATGGTCAAAAAAGTAAACGAACGGATTGGAGAGCAGGATGTCCGATAAACGCGTCTTTGTGCGTCTCGCAGCCGTGGGCGGACGCCAGGTCAAGGCCGAGCTGCACGGCATTGGCGACGCCGGTGCCCGCGGCCTCGGTCGTCTGTCACGCGAGGTTGATATTGCAAACGCACGCCTCGCGGCCTTCACCCGCCGGGCCAAGATCGCGGCAGCGGCGGCTGGTGCGGCTGTTGTCCTTGCAGGCGCTGCCATGATCCGCTCGGGGCTGCAAACTATCGACCAGACAGCCAAGCTGGCGCAGTCGCTGGATACAACCGTGGAAAGCCTACAGGTGCTTGAGCGTGCCGCTGACCTCTCGGGCGTCTCCATGGGCAATGTCGAGCAGGCCACGGTGCAACTGACACGACGTCTCAGCCAGGCTGCAGCCGGTGCTGGCCCTGCCGTTGATGCGCTTGACCGGCTTGGTCTGTCTGTCAGCGCGCTGCAAAGCCTGCCGCTCGATCAGCGCATCGCATTGATCCAGGACCGGCTGGCAGAGTTCGTACCGGAGGCCGAGCGCGCTGCGGTCGCCTCGCAGCTCTTTGGCGACCGCGCAGCCCTCGTATTTACGCGGATCGATACCGCGACGCTGCGCCAGGCCACCGCTGATGTGAATGATTTTGGCATCGTTGTTTCCGAGCAGGACGCTGACCAGATCGAGCGCACCAATGATGCAATCTCGCGCCTTGGCCTGATCTGGCGCGGCGTCTCGAACCAGCTGGCGGTCGCCGCAGCGCCAGCGCTTGAGGCAGTGGCGGATGCTCTGGCAACGATGGCGCGCACCACCGGCCCACTTGGGGTGGCCATCAAGGGCCTGTTTGAGAATATCGGACGGCTGACCACATACGCTGTGACCTTTGCAGGCGTGATGGCGGGCCGGTGGGTGGCCGGGCTCGTGGCCGCGACATTCTCGGTCAGTGGATTGGTGACTGGTTTGGTTTTCCTGCGGGCCGCGTTGATCCGCACCGGCATCGGCGCACTGATCGTCGGCGCGGGCGAGCTGGTCTATCAGTTCACCCGCCTTGTCGCTGGTGCGGGTGGCTTTGGCAACGCGATGGACCTGCTGAAGGACGTGGCGGTCGAGGTCTGGGACCGGGTGTCGCTCAGCGCGGACGCCGCCTGGGCGCGTGTCGAGTCCGGTTGGGCCACGGCGCAGGCTGGTATTTATGACGGGCTGCAAGCGGCCACAGAGGCCGTAGTCGGCTGGGCAAACAGCACCGTCAATACCTTTAAGGGCACGTTCCTTGCGGTGCAGGCAATCTGGGGCGCGCTACCAGATGTGTTTGACCGGGTCGGAGCCCTTGCGATCAATGGCCTTGTCGAGGTGATGGAGACCGGGATCGCAGGCATCACGGAGGCGATCAACACCGTACTGACCCTTGGCGGTCGGCGTCCCGATTGGGCCATCACTGCGCCTGACCTTTCCGCGTGGCAATCGGTTGTTCCCGAAGCCGTCAACCTTGGGGACCGCGCAAGGGCGGCCTACGACAGCGCGTTCTCGGACAATCCATTCCAAGCACCTGATCTGTTTGGCGGAATGGCGGACGATGCACGCGGCAGGGCGTCAGGGTATTCTGAAGCGGCGGGCATGCTCTCGGATGCTGCCTCGCGGCCCATGACGGCATGGCAGGCGCTGAAGGATGCGGTTTCCGGCGCGGGCGATGAAGGCACGGCGGCGCTCGAAAGCGCTGCAACCTCGGCGGATCAGTTCAACGACGCACTCGCGGACACCGAAGAGCAGGCCGGGCGCGCGGGCAGCGCGGCAAAGCAGGCAGGCGCAGACGCAGCCGAGGGTGCAGAAGCAGCAGCGACCGGGTGGCAGGCGGTGGTGAATGCGCTCAGCGAATATGCCGAAAAAGCGCGTGATGTGGGCGCGGACGTGGGCAACGTGCTGGTCGGCGCGTTCAAAAGTGCGGAAGACGCGATCGGCAATTTCGTCAAGACCGGCAAGCTGGACTTCAAAGGCCTGGTCACCTCGATGATCGCAGACCTTGCCAAGCTCGGCGCGCGCAAGTTCATCCTCGGACCCATCGCCAACGCGCTCTCCGGGGCTCTCGGCAATCTTGGCGGCATGTTCGCGGGCGTGTTCCATCAGGGCGGTATCGTGGGCGGGCCTACGCCATCGCGGATGGTTCCGGCCATGGCCTTTGCCAACGCGCCGCGCCTGCACAACGGCGGCTGGGCTGGCCTCAAATTCGACGAGGTGCCCGCCATCCTGCAGCGCGGCGAACGCGTGCTGTCGCGCAAAGAGTCCCGCGCCTATGGCGACGGCGGCAATGGTGGCGGCGCCGTCACGGTCAACATCATGACGCGGGACGCAGAGAGCTTCCGCCAATCGCGCACGCAGGTCGCAGCCGATATGGCGCGCGCGGTCTCCATGGGCCGGAGGGGCATGTAATGGCGTTTCACGAGGTCCAGTTTCCCGACAACATCAGCCGGGGCGCGCGCGGCGGGCCGCAGCGGCGCACGCAGATCGTGGAGCTGGCCTCAGGCCGCGAGGAGCGCAACGCCTCTTGGTCCGCGTCCCGGCGTCGCTACGACGTTTCCTACGGCGTGCGGCGCGCGGATGATCTGCACGCCGTGGTCGCGTTCTTCGAGGCAAGGTTGGGTCGGCTTTATGGGTTCCGGTTCAAAGACTGGGCCGATTACAAGTCCTGCGCGCCCTCAAAGGGAGTGTCCGAGATGGATCAGCCCATCGGCATCGGCGACGGGACCACCTCATCCTTCGCGCTGACAAAAGCTTACGGCACGGTGCCGCATGTCTATCAGCGGCGCATCGAGAAGCCTGTCGCCGGGACCATCCGCGTCGCGCTGAGCGGTGCCGAGCAGTTCAACGGCTGGTCGAGCGACCCCGTCACCGGGATCGTCACCTTTGAGGTCGCCCCGGATCCCGGCGTGACAATCACTGTGGGCTACCAGTTCGACGTGCCCGTCCGCTTCGACAGCGATCTGATGGACGTCACCCTCGATATCGAACGTCTCGGCTCGATCTCCTCAATCCCGCTGATCGAGATCCGACTGCTGTAATTTATCCTGCCTGAGGCGCTGGACCCGATCTAGCGGGCCTCGCAGGCCTAACCCGACCCACATCCCCTGTTCACGGAACCACATCCCATGCAGACCTATACCGCCCTTGAACATCGCCCTGGCGACACGCCCCAGCTTTATGATCTCGGCGGTGGGCTTGTCACCCAGAACACCTTTGGCAAAGTGATCCGGCTTGATGCCAGCCAGCAGGTGACAGCACTGACCCCGGTGCCGATCGAGGCCGAGGAGCGCTATGCGTTTCGTGCTGTGTTTCGGCGGGCCACAAACAGCCCCGATCCCTCCGACGACGCAATTGCCTGCGGCATCGACTGGCTGGCTGCGGATAAGACTGCGCTCTCCACCACGACCGTTAACACCATCCTCAACTTCACCGTCGTGGATGGGCGGCGCGAGGTTCGCACCTCGGTCGTGGCCGAAGCCGAGGGTCCCGCCAGCGTGGTGGCCCCGATTGGCGCGCGCTACGCCGTCCCGTGGGTGCGCACATTCGGGCTTGGACACGCAACAGACGTCGAGGTCTGCAGTCTCGAGCGGCTGCCCTTCG